TTTAGCACTGACAATGGCGATGACTTTTTCAACAACATCACTTGGCACCTCATTGAGATGTTCAAGTCTAACGAAGTATTCTATGCTGCGACTAATAACATTGTCGCGCCATTCACCAAACATAGCTTCATTGCTATAATTTTGGAATATTACTTCTTTTACTCCTTGGCTTTTGATGTAACCTAGGTACATATCCATAAAGTCCATAAACTGAGTAGCCAAAGCCGTAGCCTTGGTGTTGTTCTCTTCCCAAATCTCGAAGACTACTTTGCAGTCGAAAATACGACCATAGACTTCTACCGCCTTGGGATTACCATCGTTATTATCATTAAAGTATGTAGCACGGTGGCGGGCCTTAATTTCTTTAGTCCCGTCTCTCCCGATAACGCCAGGAGCCATGTTAGCTAACGTATATGTAATAACGGGGAGTTTAATGTTTTCAGGGTCTCTCCCATTAGGGAAAGCTTCACAGAAAGTTCCCCAGCCTTCACCCCATGCAGCGTTTAGTAAACGCAGGATGATGTCAGTGAAGTCATCAAAGTTAGCGGATTTCTCGGCTCGTAATCTAGCATCAGCCATTATTCAACGCCTCCTTGTGGGAAGGATATCATAGCAACTGAGCCAATAGATTTAAGCTCAGAGAATGGAGTGAGTGATGTGTTGATGTTCAACACTGTATTGTTTTCTAAGAGTTCATAATCAATGGTGTGATTTCTGATTACTCCATCAACAATAAGGCCATCTAATAGCTCCTTAGCTTTTGCTATTGTATCTTTTATGGATAACTTAGCATAGCTTTCACCAATGAATCCGTCTACCTCTTCAACAAGCATGTGGGATACGTATTGAGAGATTCGAAGATTATGTGGTTTACTAGCCAACGACTCTTTATCTTTGGAAAAAGAGGAAGCATAGTACGGAACAAAACCTCTACGAATAGAAGGTACAATACATGTATAACCATTAGACGTGAGCAATGCAACATCTTCTTTCGTTAAAGCGAAATTTAATTTGCCTACACCGCCAATTCCCTTGTTTGACATCATAGTATAATACGGAAGATAAGCTTGGGCCGCCGCATAACCATATGCCATAGAGATGGAACTCTCATTAGATTCAGGGTACTCAGTATGTCCTACAATAACCTGAACATATTTATAAGCTTCTAAGTCTTCTAGGGACTCAGATAAACTCACTAAATCGAGTACACGATTGTGAACAGTCACATCGTAGTCTTCTACTTCTGCCATATCGCCATATTCATCATCACCAGGGTCAATGACATTTTCATAGATAGGTCTGGTGCCAATAACTCCTACGCATCCAAATCCTATTTCCTTTGTCTTATTCATACAGAATGAAGCTAGTACTTCTGTAAGACCTAGATTTACCTGATTGCCTAGTTCATCTAGTTGATAGTCATCATGAAACATATCAGATAAGACAATTACACCAAAGTTCATAGCCCCTAAATCACTATTAGGTATACGGTCTTCGATGTCATCTGGGTTATCTCCAAACAAAGCCATATTAAGTCTGTCTTTTAAGATAGGAACAGTTACAGCGATATCTGTATGACCTGTGCTCTTAGGGTCACGGACGTTTACTAGATGTGACTCAGAAGTTCCACTTGTAAATGAAACCTCGGTAGCAAAGTCTACTACATTCATTAATGAATAATAATCACTTATGACGGCAGCATTAAATTCAATAAGGCCATAATAAGAATCTCTATTGATAGCATAGGCAAGGTCATTCACCTTTTGATACTTATCAAAGTAATAGGAACGAGATACACCATCTGTATTCACTACAAAAAGATGGTCAGGGTAAGCTATCATCTGAATGTCATTGTAGGATTCTGCGCCTCCAATTGAACGGAACTCCATGACAACTACTCCATTCTTATCGACAAGACTTGCTGTTGAATGAACACCATTGATTCGATAAGCTACGATAGTACTAATACCTACTCTACGTGCAGCTACATAAGCATCTGCTAGAGAGCATTCTCCTAGTACTTGATGTGGTTCTGCATCAACAGTTAAAGAGAAAGGGACATTAGATGGGCCGTCAAGAGCCGCACCCACTAACACCACCGCATTCTCTGGTTTTGTTATGATTTGATTCACAAGAGTGAAATCTGTTTGTCTCATTTAGCCCACCTACCTTTGCTCTGCAATTTCATAGTTTACTACGCCATTCACATTGGCAATACGAATACCTCGTATTTCCTTCTGTACAGGCTGGTCTTTCACATAGACTTTCTGGAATATCATCTGTCCACGTTCGAAACGCTGCGGGTCTACGTGTGCAATCTCGTAAACACCACCACCATTGTAAATAGGCTTTCCTGTATTAGACCATTCCACATCTACGATAAGGTCTTGAACTTTACCAGGGAAGTTATGTTTAAAGTAATATTGGCGTCCAGCTACAGCCATCCCACCGAACTTACCATCTACACTAATCATAGGTAGGGTTTGAGGAACAGCTGTGTCTGAATCCCTTGTCGTCCACTTCTCAACGACAGGAACGAATCCTAATCCGAAACAGATAGGACATTCGCGGTCTGCTTCTTGATGCTTCTCATTCCAGCAAGAACAGCGAATCTGTGTATTTGCACGGACAACCAGGACGGGATATCCATACTGCAAAAGAATCTTTTCAAACTCATTACGCACGTCCATAGATTAATCCCTCCTATTATTGTCCTAAGTCAGAGTATTCTGCTCTAGTCATGAATGTAGGGTAAGCTTCGATATTCTCACCGCGTACCACTACAGAAGGCTTAGCGTATCCTCTATTGTGATGTCCTTGTATCATATCCATATACAGTTTCATCTTATCTTGTAAGTCTCCCATAACAGAAGAGATACTGATGCTTCCAGCTGATGATTGTTCCTGTTGTACAGTTAAATCACCTAGTTTAATTTCCTTCGTAAAGGCACTGCCGCTTCCACCGCTAGCATGTAATTGAGAGTTCAATAGCAACGCATAAGCTGTACGGTAACGAACATATTGGTGAACCTCATACGGCGCTTTACCATCCGTATAATTGGAAGGTATGAATGAGGAAGCATTAGATGCAACCTGATAGACATAATCAGTAGAATCCTTTAAGTAGCGATAAAGAACCTTATCTGTTAAAGCATCAGAGAAAGAACCGATGTCTTGTCTCACTAATTCAGCACTTCCGTACAGTTGTGTGTACTTCGATACGAATGACCAATGGTAAGCAACACCTAAGTTAGTACCAGAATCATTCTTCACTGACTCCCTTATAATAACAGTATATTCGGCCCCATCTTCTAACGTAGCAGTTAGCGTTACTAATGCCTGGTCAACATTGATAGTTGCAGGTATTGCTTTGCTAGGAGCGTAGTTAGTCATGAAATCTACAAGATTAAGAGTAGCCTTGTCTTGTCTCTTTACGATATAAACAGAACCAGCTGTTACCGTAGTTGGGTCGACATTACCATCAAACACAATCATAATTTGTTCTGGAGTAATATCGGCATCATCACGTCGAGGGTATGTATCTACCACATCGAAGGAGAAGATATTTCCGCCGCCAGTTGATGGTTCACTAGGGTCAGGAGTTGGATTTACAACAGGAGCTACTACAGAGAATTGCTGCATTGTCCAATCACTCGTAGCACTTCCATTTAATGCCCTTACATAAGCGTAGTACGTGCCCTCTGTGAGCTTCTTAGGTACATTAAGTACATTTGTAACAGTCTGATTAATGTCGCCCGTAGCAGGCCATACAGGAGCGTTTAAAGGGTCATTGCTCGTACTAATCATAACTTCATAAGTTACGGGATAAGTAATGTCGAAATCCCTTGGCTTCATCCATGTTACCGTAGGGTATCCACTGTCTGTTGTAACCGTAACATCTAATGGTTGTGTCACTGTCGCCGTACTCGATGTTGAAAACTCATAGGTACGGGAAACGGTCATGTAATCGCCTAGCACACTCTTAATTCCATCTACTCCACCTGTGATAATCAGTTGATACTGAGTACCAGCTTGCAGCGCCTGGGCAGGCATCCCCAATTGGTTAGAGTAGTTAGCAATAATCTTAGCTGACATGCTTGTAGCATTGTAAGAGATTAAAATAGGAACTACGTCTCCATTGATTACCTTAAGAGTTAGGTTTGATGAAGTTAGCGAACCTACATCCATGTGCTTAGAGAAAGTAATGGTAATGTCCTTATTGACTGGAACCTGCGTCTCATTATTGGCAGGGTCAACACCGATAACTAAGTAATTATTAATTGCCACATACATCACCTCTAATCAAAAATAGGCGGGAAAGTTCCCCCTCCCACCTTTGAATTACTTACCCTTTTTCTTAGTTGATGGTTTCTTCTTAGGAGCTTCTACTTCTTCTTGAACTGTTAGAACAGGTTCATCAGCAGCAGGAGCTTCTACTGGAGCTTCAACTACAGGTTCTGGAACAACTACTTCCTCAACCTCATTGAAGTCACCTACGTTACCTTCTACCAAAATAAGAGCATTTAGTTTGATTGCCTTTTTGATGTTGGTTAAATCTAGGCTAGCTGGGATAGAATAAACGTTAAGACCACGAGCGTTCTTTTCAAACGTGATATTCGTTAGTTCGTCCGTCCAGTTGTCGCCACCATAAAAAGGTGATACAGCTACTTTAATTCGTTCCATAGCTTTTCCTCCTTACTAGTAGAAAACCTCCACTACATTAGTAGTAGCAGAGGTCTTAAAAGTTAGATTAGATTTCGTCTTTCTTCAAGTTGCCGTTAACATCACGAACTTCTTTGTAGTCAGAAGGTAGTGGCATATCAGCAGCAAACGCACGTTGTGGAGCTGGATATGTCTTAGCAAACTTGATGTTACGAGCAACCGCAAGGCCAAGGCCTCCGTTTAAGATACCAACGCCGTAGCGCTCTTTAATCTTAAGCGTTTGTATGTCTCGAAGAGGGTCATCGAATTGCTCAGTAGAGATATCGTCTTTAACAACGATAACACCGATGTTGTTACGGTCTACGATGTAGAAATCGAAAGTTTTATTTACTTGGTCAAATGGGATGAATGGAGAGAAGATAACATTCAATCCAAGAGCATTTGAAGTGTTGAAAGTACGTGGGTCATGACCAGACACAGTACCTTGTCCGAAAGCAGCAACTGAGCTTCCTTCTAAAGCAGCGTTCTTAGCGAACAATGACCAGCAAAGCGGATGCATGATGATGTCAGTTGGAGTAAAGCCAGCTGCCATGATAGATACGCTCATATCAATTAGGTCTTCTGCGCTTAGAGTAGCGTTATATTCGCCATCAAAGCCACGTCCTGTTGGATAGCCTTCTTCGCCTTTGTTGAATTCTTTAGCATCGAATACTACGTGTCCGTGTGCATTGAACTCGTCGAAGATTACTTCTTCTTTTTTACGAGCCATTGCGCGGCCAGCAGCTTTCAAGTGTAATCCGATAACATCCCACTGGGAGTCAGAAATCATTTCGTCAGTGATTTGTACTTTTAAACCGTACTTTTTAACTTTAACATCTACAGTACCGATGCCTTGTTTAGTAAGGTTTAAAGTTTGGTTTGGATATTCCATACCTTCGCCGATTTCGAATGCACGAATAGCGCCAAAGTGGATGAATTCCATAGAACGTCCTTCGTTAAGTTGTACCTTTTGGAAGAACTGAGAAGCTAGTAACATTGGCTCAGCAGCCTCAGTAACAACTTGCGAGATTACTTTCGGGATTAAGATATTTGCATCAGCAGTTGTTAAAGCCTCTGATACACCTACACGAGCATCCTTAGATGGTTTGCCATCAAAAGACATCATTTTCGCATACTTTTCTACTAACTCTATGTTCATGCGAGTTTTCCTCCTTCAAATTCCTATATATATTGGATTTAGTTGGGAGGAGCCGAAGCCCCTCTCCCTTTGTTTTAATACGTTTTAATGATTAGCGTTGTAACAAGATACGAACGGCACCAACGGAACCAGCGTAATCCCACTCAGTTGGGATACCAGCAACTGGGTCAACTACTAACTTAGCATCAATAGTTAATGCTTTGATAGTAACTCCAGCTTCTAAGTAAACAACAACCATGTTTTGTGAGTAGTCAACGTGTACGTCTTTAGCAGCAACTGCTACACCGTCAGCTTTAACTACGATTGGAGTAGCTTCTGCTTTGTCGATTGGGTGACGTAGTTTGATGAATAATGCGTTGTTACGAGAATCAGTAGCAACTTTAACACCAGCGTCGATAGCATTGTCAGTAGAAGCAGTGAATGTTCCAGATACGTCATGACCGAAAGTAATATCTCCAGCAAGACGAACAGCTTCGATGTGACCATCGTTATTAGCATCTTTATCGTAAACATCGTTCATAGCAATACCAGTTACAGTTTGCTTAGCACGGAAGTAACCATCAGTTAAGAATGGAATACCTTTGTTGATTACTGGGTTTAATAGTTTGTTGAAATCAGCTTCCCATCCACGAGTAGTGTAAGGAGCACCGTAAGGGTAAGCAGCCGCAGAACCATCTGGGTTTTTACCAGGTGATGGAGCAGTACCTTGAGCCTTTAAGAATGCTTCGATTTCAGGAATTTCCATTTCCATGTAGTATTGTAAGAAACCAGCTGGTGGAAGCTCACGCTCAGCAGCAAGTACTTGACCTACGATTTCGAATGGAGAATCAGTAGCAGTGTCTAACTTAACGAAGTTTCCATCTGCACCAGCTTTAACGAAGTCACCAGGTTGTAATTGGTTAGCATCGTTAGTACCATAAGCAGCACCGAACTTCATAGCTTTAGCAAAGCCTTGAGCAGTTGCAGATACAGCGTGTTCGAATAAAGGAACTTCGATGTACTGACGAGTTAAGATAGTTGGGTTTGGCTGGTTGTTACCAGAGAATCTGTCACGACGTTGTTCGTATACAGAGTGGTGTAAAACACCTACAGCTTTTTTAGTGTCAGCAACAGCTTGTTTAATAGTAGATACGTTGCGGCCAGAGATTGAATCATATTCAGCAGCACCTAGTTCTACGATTTTACCTTTTGCTAATACTACAGTTTGGTTACCTTCTGGACCATATTGGTAAATGAATGGTTCAGCAGCATTTGTCTTAGAGACAATCCATTTCTCACTTGGTGAAACTCCCTCAGAAACTACTAGGTTAGTATGGGATTTGCCACCAAAAGTGTAATCAGACTCAACATTTGGAAATAATGCCATGAGTTATGTCCTCCTTCTAATCCTTTAATATTATTTTCTTGCTCCAGGGCCACGGAATAAGCTAGCTAAAACTTCTTCTACGGACGGTGCATTTGTTGATTCAGTAATGTTTGTGCTATTAATGTTAGCAGCTGGGTTTTCTACTGGTGTTACTTGACGTACAGGAGCAACTTTAGGAGCTGTAGCAGCTTCTTTTAATAAGTCAGCTAATGTATCGTTAAGAGATTCAGTAGTACGTCCTACGAAACTAGCAATAGCTTCTTCGCGGTTAGATTCTTTGCCAAGAGACACACGTAAGTCAACTACGCGCTCAGCAACCATCTTGTGCATTTCAGTTGAAAGGTTAGCATTTTCTTCAACAACTTGAGTACGAGCAGTCTTTTCTTCTTCAAGAGAAGTTTCAAGAGCAGCTTTCTCAGCCTCTAAAGATTCTTTAGTAGAAGTTAATTCAGTAACCTCAGCTTCTTTAGCAGTTAATGATTCTTGAGCAGTAGCTAATTCAGCTTCTTTCTCAGAAAGAGTAGTTTCCGCAGTAGTTTTTGCTGTTGTAGCTTCTTCTACATCTGTTTTAAGCTGTTCAACCTCAGTTGTCAATGCTTCTTTTTCAGAAACTAGTGTAGCATTTTGTGTTTTAAGAGCTTCTAACTCTTCTTGCAGTGCTTTTACTTGTTCTTCTGTCAAGGTACTTTCTCCTCTCCTAGGCTCTTCGACTCCTTCTGCCAAGATTGACTTAGGGTCTACTAGCCATTCTGTAGTTTTCTTACCAAGATTGATAGTTTCTTTACCATTGAAGGCAAAGGATTCGGCCTGATGTACGACATCGGTGCCGCCAATAATCATTGCGTTTGAATCAGCAGGAACGTTCACCCATGATAATTCATCGAAGTATACGTTTCCGACAATCCATTCGGCAGTGACGCCATCATACGATTCGCCCTTCATGTGTCCACAGAATCCTTCGTTAATGATATCTGTTCCACATATAGAGCAGTATGCCGCGTCCGTGGTTGCTCCGATACTCACAGTAAGGAGCCTGCCACCAAGGATATCATCAATTGCGCTTTCCTGAGTAATCTTAGGAACAACGATGATTCCAGGTCTTCCAGCTGCTGTAAATTCAGCAAAAGCTGCGGCCTGAATACGTCCAGACGCTTCTGTGTTTACATCGTGGTTATAAATCACTGGTTTAGCAAATGGGTGCATCCAAGAATACACACCACTCTTTAGTGATTCATCACCTCTGAGTTTCTCAGCTGGATAACGTGTGTAGTTACGAGTAGTACCTGCATGAATCGCTTCGATACGTGGCATAAGGAAACGTTTGCCGTCTCCAGTTGACTCTTTAAAAGCCTTGCCACTCTCAGTTAGGATTCGAGGTTTTACCGTAACCTGCTCGTCTAATTTGCTAGGGTCAAAATCCAATCCCATGTATTTCACCCAGGCTACACCTCCTCCGCTGGCATATTCAGTTTTACTAGACACTCACAATTTGGATGGTGAGGTGGTAACACGTCCATCAAATTAGTGTCTGTCAATACCACTTGCCCTTGCTTATCTTTGCATTCTTCGCAATCATGTTCATGAACGACATCTACGGTGTCCAGCCCCGCATCTTTCGCTGCAATGGCTAATCCATAGTTATATGCTCGATAAAGCTCGGTCTGTGCAATAAATGATAGTCGATATTCATTAGAGTTAAATGCCCCTATTGCCCGTGCTACTCTTTCTTGCATATCTGTTTCTGTATAAGCGGATGCAAGAAGTTTCGTCATGTCGTCTACTAATCTGTTAACATACTTATCGCCTTTCTGAACAATCTGTTCAACAGCGAATGTTAAAGAAAGTTTTGACTGACCAGGCGTCTTTGTTTCCTCTCTCCCATGACTAAGACCTTTCATCATTGCCGAACTTACGTATTGACGATTTTGTCCTCTTAAAGACTGCCTTACGATTTCAACAGCGAATCCTCTGACTTGGTCAAAGCTTCTGCCTGCTTTAATCATTTGAACAACATCTTCTGAGAGGCTAGTCCAGAACTTCTTCATGGACTCTTTGTAACTACTAATTTGTAGCTCAGTAGTTAAGTTAACCATTACACTGCTCTCCGTCAACACTTTTTCATCAACTTTTTCTGAAAGTGTTCCATTTGCTGGTTCTAAGTCTGCCTTAGGCTTCCCTGGAGACGATTTAGTGCCGTGTTGGTTGGCTGGCTTGTCTTTGTTCGCCCCTGATGCTCCTGCGCTTGCAGTGCCCTTAGCGGCGGCCTGAGCCAATGCATTATCAGCTGCTTGTTGAGCCAATGCACCAGTAACCATATTAAACATTAAGCGAGTCTCGTCTGCTACTGGGTCTAATCCCATCATTTGACGCATCTCTTCATGAGTAATAGCATTTTGCATAAATAACTGAACGATATGGTTTTCTTTCTTCGTCTTAGCATCCAATTCGATTTCTTCAAAGAAGAATGTAACTTCGTCATCTGGATTCAATGTAGGGTCAAAGCCGCCCTCAAATAGAATCTCATTGAAGACATACTGTTGCATCTGTTGTTGGAATGCTTGTTGGAAGTCCTTAACGGCATCGAATAGGTCAGCCGCTTGGTTATCAGATGTAGATTTGTTGGCTGTGCCACCTACACCCATAACTGTATCGGAAACACCAAGACCAGTGAATACACGTTGACGATAGTAAGCTAAATATGGAGATGCGTCAATAGCAGAACCATTAGCTCCTACAACAGTAATATTGTGACGCTCTGGGACAACGATACCGCCATCCATAGGCATATCACGAATCTGTTCTCTGATATCTTCGATTTCCTCATCAGTAGCTTCGAAACCTGGCTTATCTAGGCCGACTTGATACTGGTAAAGAGGAAATAGATTTCTGTATACTAATCTAGCTACGTTTTCTTCCAATTGACGTAGAATCTGTACGTCATCCATTACGTTATAGATTAATGGTACGCCATAAGCTCTACCTGTTGGTTGTCTGTATACAAGGTGAACGATATCTTCCTTCTTAAAGGAAACGGCTGAACCGCCGCCTACATCCTGCTCATATCCTAAAATAGTACCAGTGGCATCACGAGATACCTTCATGGTAGTTGGAGGCAAGATGAAATAACCAGCGATAGGCTGATTACTTGTATACCCTGTTGCTTGTACACCAGTGGCTCCAGCTTGAGAACCTTTTGCTCTTGCTTTAACCAGATAGGCATTTCCAAAAAGCACAAAATCAAACGCTAATTGGCCCAATAGTTGGTCAATCGGTTTGCCTGTTCCTTCTGCCATTAATTTTAAACGTGTGTTTACATATTCTACAGCTGCATCATTCTTACCATTGAAGTCCCATCCCTGCTTAAACATTAGACCAGCATATTTATCTACGGCACGTCTAATATAGGAATCAGTGTGATAAGCACGTTGTATTTCATTTAGGTCGACTGGGTTGTCTTCGAAACCACTACCACTACCACCAGATGTGACAGCTTGACCTAGTTTCTTGATAGCTGTTTTCTTAGGGTCACGAGCCGCGGCCCCTGCTTCTTCCACTTTTGCTGTTCGACGAATGCCGATAGCTTCTTTAAATGAATCCCACAATCCCACGTGGAGTCACCTCCCTTTATACTGTTACACGAATATCTTTATAGTCTGGACGTAGTTCACAACGGACTAATCCTGTAGATGATGGTGCTAAACCTTTCATTTCAGGATAAGCATCCCAATACTCAACGAATGAGCCACCGACTACATAAGTACGTTTGTGTGGAACCAATTCTCCTGATTCGTTATCAAACATAAAGACGATATCAGAGTGTGATTGTTTACCATGTGTGTGTCCACTGAAATATAAATCTGCATTAGGTACTACCTTGTTAATCTTCTCTGCTGTGTTTGCTTTAGAACCAGTTGTAGCTCCGCCGCCTGCACCATGGAAGAATGCGCAATTGTAACTAAGGCCATTTACGATAATACGGAAGTATCCTTGATATCCGAAGTAAGGTACTTCTAATTTCTCTGCTAAGATTTCCATTGGGTTTAATCCAATCATGTTCGCAATACGCTCTTCATGATTTCCTGGCCCTACGCCTAGAATCTTTCCAGCCTCAGCAAGTGGCTTTAAGATTTCGGTGAGCATTTTAATTTGCTCTGGGAAGTTCATGTTTTCTTCAAACATTGCTTTCCCTACAGATACCTTTGTAGCTGTTTCAGCTAAATCTCCATTTAAAATTGTTACAGCATTTGGCACATCCATAATGTACTTAACAAACGCTTTAAAGTATTCTACATTTGCTTGTCTGTTTCCTAAGTGAACGTCGGTGATAGGTACAAGCACTAGGCCTTTCTCTGCATACAGTTCATCATCGAACTCATACGTGTGAATCTCTTTCCCCTTTTTCTTTACAGAGTCACGTACTTGATAGAAATACTCTAGTGAATCCCATTCTCCGCCTGTTGTTTTTGTTGATGCTTCCCCAAAAGCTGACTTGATTTTAGCCATTCTTTCTTCTAACATCTTCTTCTCTCCCTTTAGTTAAGATTGTTATGTTCCATGAAGTTAGCAACCCAAGCAGACAAACCATCTGCCTCAGGCCATACTTTGTTGGTATCCGTGGAGTATTGCAATACTTTGCCGATTAGTTGGTAGGCTGAGCGCGCCGCGTCCTTATCTATTAATGAGGTAAGTTTATCGGTGCGAACTTCGTTATCCATTCTATGAATCTTATAGAAATCGCTAGCCTGACTTCTGTACATCGTGTCAGCCTGCTCAATCCCGTCACTGATATGGGTAGCTACCGTAGCAAAATCATCGCTGCCAGGAATACCATCAAAATTATTCATGATGTCATATACTTCCCCGAATACTTCATTGCGTAGATGAACACCATTTACAAGAGTTTGATTTGTCTCCTGCTTTGAAGTTCTTCCAGCAATGCCCCTTAAGCTTGATTTCTTTACATCTGTTTCTGCTTTCTTACTGTCCACTGCTAATTTAAGGACAGCTTGCATCTTCTTAAGACCCGTTTGCATAGCATCCTTTGTACCGAACTGCTTTAATAGTCCGTATATGATGCTTTGTTTATCTTCTGAATACGGGTCAAAGTCAATCGAATTAATAATTAATTCAACGTTGTCATTTGTATCAGAAGCTTTTCTGCTCACTAAGTCAACTATTTCTGTCTTCGTAAACAATCTTTTTTCTTTCTTTACCAGTTGACGTTTAATGTCATCTAGTTCTTTTGACGCCTGCCAAAACCTATCAGAACCGTATTCTGTCTGGTATAGTTGCTCATAGATTTTCTCGTCTATTGCTTTTAATCGAAGTAATTGAGCATACTCGTCCGTCATCGCTTTCTCTTTTGCTTTAATGGCGTCCATATTAGTATCGTCTACCTTAACTTCGTTTGGAACCTCATCTATAGATACTATTTGGGCAAATAATCCCTTGTTCATGAAGTCGAGCATGTCTGCCCAGTCATTCTTCAATTCAGCAGCATCTGTGTATAGCTCTGCATTAAGAGTGCCATTCACATCAGCCATGTAGTCCTCATATGCTTCTTGTATAAGGGTGCTGCTATCTGATTCAGGTACTTCAAAAGTTTTCTTATATAAGTCAAAAGGGATACTGTCCGTAATCCCTGAGTAGCCCAATTCATTGGCAGCCTGTGCTATAGCTTCTTGGAATGCAGGTGCAATGGGCGCGGACACATCTTTTAGCTTTTCAGCTAGTGTCGCTTCCAAATTGTTGATTCCCTGAATAGCTTCTACAACATCTTCCCATACAGAGGCAATAGTGGATTGATTAATCTCTTGGAGAAAATCATAACCTTGACTAGCCGTATCAACGGATAAGCCAAATGAAGCATCAACCTTAGGCTGTTTATATTCTATTTTTGGCCGATAATTGATGTAATCCCGTTCATACTGCGTGTCAATACCTGATTGACCAATTTCAAATTCATCATCTTTTAATGCCATAATTACACCCTCTTATATTTAGACTAAAAAAAGGGTAACCGCAGGGTAAGGGGAGGGAGAACCCCACGGTTACCTAAAAAAGGGAGAGGGAGGGAAAATGACTTGCAGAGCAAGCCTAGGGAGTATGTGAAAGGGAGGAGGGGGACCTCCCGTATCACCGAAGTGATTACCAACGACTACGCTTAGGCATAGAGCCTTTACCACCAGAACCTCTAGCGCCCCAACCTAATGAGGTACGCTTTCCACCACCTGTAGCCACTTTGCGTGGAGGCGGAGCACCTGGCTCATCCCACTTCTCGATGTACTCTTGTACTTCTTTCGCGGTATTACCATGTCCTTTGTAGATTCTTCCTAATGGGTCAACAAACTTGACGTTCGCAAAGCCAACATTAGTAGCAGCTTTAACTTCTATGATAGTTTTAACAATATCAGGGTGATGGTCTAAGAAGGCCAAGATACCCAGCATCATACCATCTAATGCGTGTTCATCATCATTGTTGTACGTAGGTTCCTTTGTCTTAGGAGATACACGCTCTACTGTGTAGTTCGTCATCTGTCTAGCAATGGTTTCGTCAATATTCCTTGAAGGAATAGCTAACTGTCCACGTTCCAAGATGAGTGTCGTTTGGTTTACAATGAACGGCTTAAGTGGTTTCTTATCAAACTCACGGCTATATGGGTCACGGACTTCATAAGACGCTCCTAGATGGATACCGCGTACTTTGTCTCCTAAAACTTTACGGAGCATTTCCACTTGGTATTCGCCAGACCCTCGGTCCGCATATATAGCAAACGGATTATAAATTCCGTCCAGTTCAATAATCTTCCTTACCGCATTGTCGTATGTGAATTCACCTTTAGGAATTTCGATACGATTGATAACTTGGAAACGTCCGTATTTCACGACGCCCTCACCATCAACCTCTGGGCGTGGTCTTCTCTCAAGGAGAGGATTCCATTGTGTAACAACGATTTGAGTCGCTGCTCCATACTTATCCCAGTCGATACCAAAAGCGATTGGAGCATCAATCTTTGGTTGACTAAGGAGAGCGTAACCATTTGACGCAGCTTCGTCAATATAATCTTTGTTGAATACCCCGACCATCTCTGTACCGAACTCAGCGAGTACCTCATGTTCAAACGCGACTTCCGTATATAGGCCCCGTAATTCCTTCTCCATCGCAGGTGACCACTCAGGGTTAACCATTGTTGGGAAGTAGAATTCCTGCCAGCCTTCTGCTGTGTCACGGTCATAAGTGTTGATATTAAATTGATTAGCAAGAGGGCCTTTAGCCTCTGGGCCACCCATAATCATTTCTACTCGTTGATTGAGCTTTTGCTCAGTACAGATTTGATAGAATTTCCCACGACGACCAGTAGGAGTCGAAGCCACCATTACGCCGATACGCTTAGGTGCCTCAAGGGTAATCGCATAAATTGCTTCAAAGTCTTTGTCTCCGAGATAGTCAACCTCGTCCATATATAACCAAGAGGCTTTCTGACCACGGAGCGAACCACCCTCAGTACCACTACGAGTACCTGCTGTATATAGCTTAATACGAGACTTATTTTTGAATACAATCTCATACGGTGAACGACGGATAGATTCGACTGATGCCTGTAGTACAGGATTATTGTTGATGAAGTTATTCAACTGGTCAAATATCTCACGAGCCTGAGTATCATATGGTGTTGCTACTAGGCATGTTGCGCCCTTCTTCAACTCAGTACCGCCATTACATGTGAATGCTACCCAAAGCATGTGGGCTGTCATTGTCCATGTATTGTGAACAAGAATATCTTCAACTACTAGATTATGGGTTTCTGGTACAAACACATCGTAAGTTTGCTGATTGCCCATAGGAATAATATCAGTAACTTCTTCCCAGATGACATCAGAACGAGCTAAATCATATAGGAATGCAGACTCGAGATTGTCAGCATAGGTTTTAATCTTCGATAAGGTAGGTGCTTGGTTAGGACGTAGACGTTCATCTTTGCCGCCCGCCACCTGAGCCTTAGACATCTTCTTCTCTTTACGCTCTTCATCAATATACTTCCAAACCTCTTTAGGAACAGTATGCTCCATAATCTCAGTAGCTTCTGCTTCATCTAGTACAGCATCAATAGCAACATCAGCACCAAACATGCCAATCTCTGAACCGAATAGAAGCAATGACTCTCTTCTGTGAATCATTAATTGATAAATAAGTTTTGTCTTACCTTTATATTGTTGTTTCTTAGTTTGCAAGTTTGATTGGATACCAAAGCGCAATAGAAGGTGCTTCATGTCCACAGCTAATTGCTTATGAGATGTAGCAAATCCAATTTCAGGACGAGAACCTGTATAAGCCCATCCATTAACTGCATATAATCTATTAAGATATAAAGCCAATTGTTCGCGGTTTAGCCTAAAGACATC